TACTAATATACCCCCCTTGTGAAGGAATTGGGGGGGTACTTCCTACCCAGAGAATTGAGGTAAACATAAGAAGGTGTACCTTTAATAATGATGTAATAACAACAACAAACAATACTAACTAATACAAAACTTGAATATTTCTTTCCTTCCCACCCAGAGTCTCTATCTTGAGTGCTTGCACGAGTAATTGAGGTAAACATAAGAAAGTGTACCTTTAATAATCATACCTTGAGTACTTGTATGAGCGATGTAATAACAACAACAAACAATACTAACTAATACAAAATCTACTTCCTTAACCTCTCACAAAAAAATATATTACCCCTCTTGACAAAAGGTGTACCTTTACTCTATAATGTAAATACTCGTATATACATACTCAAAGAAAGGTATTATGAACAAAACTATAACAACAACTAATAAATCACTAAATACTAAATACAAGCCTAAATCTAAATCTAAATCTCACGAACGAAGTGAGTCTCAATCCGAAGAAGATGCAATTATTAAAGCCGTCTGTACGCTTGTAGCTCTGCTACTCGGATTCTTCATCGCTAGCTGTATAGTGTCCGCCGTCCCAGGCCCTATACTCGGACTGCTTCTATTCTTCTTCTTCTTCTTCGGTGGCTGGATGCTCTTGTAAAAGCTATAATTATTAAAATGAAAGGATGAAATAATCTACTATGAAAAAGACTACTAAACGAAAAATAACACTAGAACTAGAACCTACTGACCCTAAGCTTGTACTTAAAACCATCTTAAAAACAATATTCTTTATTATCTATTTATATGGACTGGTGGTAATCACACCGCCTCTACTTGACGGATTATTCAGTGTTGACTTATTTACATGGCTGAAACCTGTGGTTAATGCTGTGCTTATGTTGATTATCTATGGCCCGTTGTTTGCTAGAATATTAGATATATTAGACGGGGTGGAGAAAGGTAAAAAATAATATGACGAGTGAAGCGACTAAATATTATAAATTGAAAAGTGACCTTCCGACCTTCAAGGCTGGTGATGTGTTCAAGATAAATTGGTCAGGCCACCTTGAATATGTTAAAGGTGCACAAACTGTTAAAGAGGGACAGGAGTTAATTGCATATACAAAGATGACTCTCGACAAATTTCCTACCATCTTAAAAGACTGGTTCGAAGAAATGCCGGATTATAATATCTATACGAAATGGCGAGCGGAAATCGGTGGGAAATATTGGTTTATTAGTGACGAGGGGGATGTATTTAGTGCGTACGAACTAGGGACTAGCACAGACACCAATAGGTGGAATAGGGGGAATTATTACAAAACCGAAGGCGACACGGAGAAACATCAAAAATATCTTAAAGCGCTCAATATCTTGTTAGCTGATGCTAGTGGTGGTGAATATGTCGACGGTGGAGATAACTGGACGGCGGTTTATGACTGTTATAGAGGCATATATGATATATCTGACAATGTTGATGTTATAAGTGTCGGTAATAATATCTGGTTCCAAAATGTTGATGACATTGAGAACTCACTTAAAAAACACCGTGATGAGTGGAACATTGTAAGAGACTATAGAAGGAAGAAGAAATAATATGACGAGTGAAACGAGATTGAGCGCTAGCGAGCAGAAGAAAACTAAAGACACTAGTGAAACAAACATTGAAGGTTTAGATGCAGAGTTAAAGATATTACCTCTTGATGATATATTCCCTGACCCAAATAATCCTCGTGTCCATACTGAAGACAATATCAAAGAGATTGCTGAGTCGATTAAAATGTTGGGCTTCAATAACCCTATTCAGGTTGTACCGACTAGTGATAATAAATACAAAATCGTCGCAGGACATGGACGATATGAAGCGTTAAAATCATTAGGTATCAAGGTCGTACCATCTTTTATCTTGAAACACTTAGAAGGTGATGATGCGAGGGCAATGGCGGCGAATATTGCTGATAATGAGATTGCTCTGCACTCGTTTTACGATGAAGAGAAGTTAGCTACTGCCTTAAATGAACTACAAGAATTGTCTGAACAGCTAGTTGAGGCTAGTGGTATCGACATGGACAGGTTCTTAGACATTGCATACGGTAATTCGTTTACCGAGGAAGACTCATTTGAGCTTAATGACACGACTGTCTCGTCTTTTAAGCAGGATGTCAATGATATAAATAATGTCAATAATGACAGTCCGACGAAATTCGATGACTTCATTAAAGAGAATATTCGCCCCAAAGATGTATTTAAGGTCGGTAAGCTCGAACATCGTGTGATGTACGGTGATGCGAGCGATGCAGTTGATATGGAAATGTTGATGGGCGGTGGAGATGTATCTGCTGACCTGCTGATTACTGATGCAAGACCTCTAAACAAAGGTGAGAGGCGAGATAGCTATCGTGCTTACATGACTGAAGTGTTCGGGATTGCGAAAGAAATCTTAAATCGAAATGGTAAAAAAGGTGGTAACTTCTATGTTTTATACCCTAATGAGGTGACATTAGAAGTCTTAAACGCTCTAGAAGACGCTAAGATGTACCGTGAGCAAAATCTAGTCTGGGTAATGAACAATATGTTAGTCAGTGGTAAATACGATTACAGGTGGCTACACGAGAATATTGTCTTTGGGAAGAGTAATGATGATGACGACTACAATCCTATCGTTCACCAAGACATTGCGTATGGGTTTACTGAGAAGAAACTTAAATCATGGAATAATGACAAGAGACAGCCGTCTGTGATACAGATTGACGCTAATTCAACTACTAAACCGCTAAAACTCGTTGGTTATTTCATTAAGAACCATTTAGAGGTGGGTGGTAATATCTTAGACTTGTTAGTCGGTAGTGGTACTGGTTTAATTGCTTCTGACCAACTACATCGCCATTATTTTGGTATTGATAATGACAGTGAAGCGATTTTAACTGCTTTATGTAGGTTTGCTCAAGATACTCGTTATGAACAACCAATCATCAACGAGAGAACTGGTGAGAATATCACTGAAAAAATAAAACAATTGTTGAAATAGTGTGATATTGTAAGGGTGAGGTGAATATATTTATCTACCTTGTACCTTACATGACCAAAAAATAAACAATTGATGTAAATTCGAAGGGGGGCTAGTCAAAATGGTTCAAGCACGAAAAATCGTCTGTGTCGCTGTGGTTGATAACGACTTACAGCGACAGAACCTAATTCAATGTATTGAAATACTGAAAGGTACTCCAGTATTGACAAACAACACGACCGTACAAGTTTCTGTTGACTGTGAAAACGGTAAAAACAAGGAACAGGCGGAAAAGCTCATCGAGCTATTCGAACACTACTGGAGACATGATATTACTTTCTATACCTAGAAGACGACAGCTTATATTTAGTGTCTACTTCGCCTACAATGAAGACAGGGGGTGATAAAAAATTGTTGTGTCCCACCTTTTGTTTTTAGGGTGGGTGAAGTTTATTAGTTTGTTTGTTTGCTTTTGTTTGTTTGTTGTTTTATAGAGAAAGGTGGTGATGTCTATAGTGTTTTGATGTTTTTGGTTGTCCTAAGTTTTAGCGGCTTGCGAGCTTAGCGAGCAGTTAATCCCCCTGTGAATTGCAGGGGGATTTTTAGGATTTTATAATTATTCAGACAACAATTGTTTATACACTTCATACGCTACCTGAGCCATCATAACTGGTGGGACGCTCATACCTTGTACATAGTTAGGTGAAGCGTCTAGGTAGTTATAATCATGTGGGAAGCTAGATATATCGTCTAGCTCTTCTTTATACACCGTACGACACTCTAATGCGTCGTATAACATCGACGATGATGCAACTGTAAATGGTACTTTATCAAGAGCTAACTTCTTTGCACCTGCTAAAAATACCCCCATTGGACAGCCAGGTTTGGTTTCATGCCAATAGTTGATTTGTGTCGTGGTGTAAGGAAGGGTGCGAAGTGGCGTGCCAGAGCTTCTTCTTATCTGCCCAAATGTAATCGGTGGTTCATTAAATGATAATTTAAGATGTTTACCTAGCCTATTCGCTACAAAGAACACTCGTCTTCGCATCTGTGGCAAGCCCATATTCGTACCGTCGCATAAGAAGATGTCGATGTTATAACCCATCTTCTTAAAACGAGCCACGATAGCATTGACATATTTAACTGCTTTACCTCTGATAATCCCTTCAACATTTTCTGCAATAACGACTTTTGGTTGCATCTTCTCGGCTACATCAAGGAAATCAAAGAATAGTTTGTCTAGTTCTTGCTTAGCTTGTCCCTCACGGAACTTCTTTTCTACACCCCATGCCTTTTCACGAGACCCTGCGAGTGAAAAGGTGGAACAATTATGCACAGCTATGTTGCTGACGGTATAAGACTCGTCTTCTTCCACGCTGATGTTATAAACGGTATAACTACCTTCTACCTTTGTTTTACCCTTAAAAGGCACCCAGATACACTTATCTATACAGATATAGTGCGGTTGAAGCGTGATGTACTTATTGATTGGTATGCCGACATGGTCTTTTGTGATTTCTAAGTCGTTTACCTCTTTCCAGAGTGGTTCACTTAGTTTTTTAAGTCGAGACATTTCTCTTGTATAAAATGGGTGATTGCCTGTTACTAGTATTGGTAAGCTACCCTCAATATAGACAGCATAGACATCATCTGACTGTTTGTTCATCGTGTCATACACTCGTCTAAATCTGCCCTTATGCGTCCAAACATAATCACCAATTTTAATATCTTCAATAGGCTTATAGCCTTCTTTTGTTAATACTTGCGTACCAGCTACGAAACATGGTGGACTTCCGTCTAAGACATCAACCGTTGGTAGGTCGTCTCTTGTCAACAAGTCTTTTACTGGACACAAGAAGAACTGTTTAGGGTGATGATTTTCTTGATAAATACGAGCCATTTGTGGGTCGATATCATTAGCGGCTACCACATCGTACCCTGCCAGTTTATACCCCATAGATGACCCACCACCACAAGCAAAGGTTGACATCACGGTATGGTGATGAGGTTCCACTCCTTTTGCTGGGTAGCCGTCTTTTAAGTTCCAATCATAATTGAATTTCATATCTTTATCATAGCAGATAAAAAATAGTCTTGACATCTATATTCTATAATTGAAGCAGAAAGGAAAGGAATAATATTTTATGGCTCTAACACTAGCTCCGAAGGACTCTGCCACCCCTATCACTAACGAAGAGTGTACCTCGCTAAAGAACAATACGGGGCTTGCTGTTGGTGACAATAAAAATAACTGCGAAGCCTTCAACTCTGATTTATTACCACTTATCAAACAAGAACTTGATGCTATTGAACACGGCAATAAGCCTATTTTCATGAACGAGGACTCAAAATGCCAAGATGGTGACCCAAACCCTACCATTGCTTCAATGCTCTCAAGAATCTATCGTGTCACTCAAGCGATTGCTTGTAACCTCTGTACTTATGACCCTGCTCTTGTGACAAGGCTAAAAACAGGTAAAGCTAATCAAATCTTATGGGGACAAGGGGTAAACAATCTGCCATTGTGGAAAAGTCTTGATACTACGGTGAATAAAGGTTCATCTAACATTGCTACTGCCGATGCGGTAGCTGAAGCTATTCAAACTGTCTTGCTAGGTACATTTCATCTGTGGAAAGACCATACAACATTTGATTTTTATGCTGAGTCTTTAGATGATTTGAAGGAACAAAATAAAACAAATCCATCATCGCCTAATAACACTGCTTTAATCTCACCAACTGAGGTTTATGTTTTTACTAATAATCAATGGAATAAAAGAGAGACCATCAAAACCCCTGAGAACTTTGCTATTACGCATATTAACAAAGGTGCGTATGCTGATAAGGAAATCTACTTCTTCTTCGACCCTACTAAATCTGTTGCTACATGGAATGTCTTAGACACAAACCTTGGTAATGTCCAAAGAGATATTAATACGATTAAGTCGATGCTAAATGTTGCTGTGTCTTCTGGGGATGAGAATCAATACATCATGATGACGAAAAATACATTAGCTGAAGCTAAGGCTGTTCCCCCAACTGCTGGCAAGACAACCATTGTCTTAATCACGGAGGAAGACAACTAAAATGAGTACTGGGCTTGCCATTAAGGCTTACACCAATATCATTTCTGGTGGCTATCACGGTGAGGAATATGGGGCGAGCCGTCAATACGCTGATTGGACTGATGTGCCTCTTAACGGTTCAGTTGTTTCGTCATACCACTATCGTGACTCTGATTATGGCCTTAACCACAGGTCAACGAGAGTGACTGTCACTATTTTAGATAAGTGGACATCTGTATTAGAACCTGATAACTCATACACAATTACAGTTGACTCATATCTACTGGGCATTGAGAGGGGCGATAGGCGAGGCTATGCAGGCCCTGTGCCACGCTCTATTATGGTTAGACAGAACACCGTAGGCCCATGGCTACATCAATGGCCACGCACGACGACCAACGCTGTAAACACAATTTTCTCTGGTAATCTATCTATCGGACGAAAAGTCTGGCACCTCTACCCTGAAGGCACCCCAGGCCAGATGACCGAGTCGTCTACTGGCTCGATTTACTACCGAAATGTGGTCGCTGGTCATGAAGGCACCCCACCACCGTCTATATATGTAGATGAATTTTTCATGGGCATGAACTTCAAGAATACATTGCCTCGTAGACTAAATCCACCTACTTTGAATAAAATTGTCCAAACCCCTGATATTTGTTTATATCAAGCTAACGCTGGGCTTAGACTCACTATGGGGAATATTCCATCTAATGATAACGATGAACATACTGTGTTTTTGCAAATCGCAGCCGATAGTAATTTTACTGCCCCAATCAATCTCTACGCTAAGACTAGACGAAGTGCTGATGGCACAACTTATTTCAATTTCCCTGATGCGAAATTAAAACCAAATACGACTTATTATTATCGTGCAATTTTGAACCAGCCAGACCGATATTTAACTGATTGGAAAGGTGGCGAATTTAAGACCATCCCTGTTATTCACCCTAGCGAGGCGGTTCACCCGATAGATGATGATGTATGTAATAAACTAACAACTAATATCTTGGTAGAAAGGTAATCTAAGAATATGTATAGAGGACTACAAATCAAAAACCTGACCCAGATTATCTCTGGTGGCTATCGAGGTGAGTATGTTGGCGTTACCGGTGCTGGGCTAGAGTCTTGGACACCAACACCGCTTAATTCATCGATGTCTAGTGTTTATTACTACACCGACTCAGATAGTGGAAATAACAACAACTCTTCTCGTGTTTATGTGAAGGTGAGAGATGAGTGGACATCTACCATCAATCAAGCTGATAACTCAATTACGGTTAAGGTCACAACCTATTTAATAGAAGTCTCTCGTGGTAATATTATCGGCTTCCCAGGTACTGCTACTCGTGTAATGAAAGCGTTTCCAGATAAAGGCGGGGCTTTAGCTTGGACTGCCAGTGGCTCACCAAATGCTAACATCACTTATCTAAATGAGAATAATAAGGTTAAGCTTGCTGAGCGTACTTTTACCCTTGCCCCAGGAGAGGAAGCTGGCAAAGGTACGATTTACTATAAAAACTTCTTTGAAGGCCATGAAAACGACGCTCTGCCGTCTATTTATGTTGATGAGATGTGGATTGGTACCCAATTTAGAAACACTTTGATTGGCAAACCAAAAGCCCCTGTGTTGTCACTTAAACAACAGTCTTCTTCTAACTGTGAAACCTCAACTGCGGTGGTGAGTGTCAAACAGACTGGATTTAACGATTATAGAGCTTCATCTATCTTTGTAAGATATAAAACCTCTGATGGTCAATTCGGTGAATATTTTAAGCTCGCTTCAACTGAAACTGCTGAATTGACAATCCCGAACCTTATGCCTAACACTTCTGTTGAGGTCGAGGCTTACTCTCTTGGCGATGGGAAAGAATCTGACCACAAGAAACTGACCTTTACCACCACTACCCGTCCAGTTGCTTCAGACATTAAACTAATCTCACAAGAAGCTAACCCTGATGAAACGACCGTCCATGCTACGGTGAAATTGACCAATCCTGACACCAGTGTGAAAAACTACGCTAGATATGGGTATAAAGGCAAAAGTCTATTTGTTCCACTTCAACGACCTAAGGAAGGTTCGTTTGAAGCTAATGTACAGCCAGACGGCAGTATTGTTGTTAATGGCACAACAAATAATGGTTGGGGTGAAAACTTGACTACAACCTCGCCGATTGAACTGAAGAAAGGCAAACAATATACATTTTTGCTAGATGCTCCGTTTTTGGTAGGAATTCGTGGTAGGCTCGCATATAAAACCCCTACGCTTGGCCCTAATCCAAGAGAATTCTATATTCCTGCTGGCAAGCTTTATACTGCCTATATTCCAGATGGCGATATAAACAATATCTCCCTCTATTTCTCCTTTAGTGGCGAAAAAATCAGCCACCCATATACTTTTAACAACACCCGTTTCAAATTGACGATAAATGAAGGCACAGCGGTCAATGACGCTATCTCTGATTATCATGAACAGTCTGTTGCTCTACCAGAAGGTGAAGGTCTATATAAATTAACCGATAATGTCTACGACGAAGTGAAGGTCGAAGGGGGTCGTATTAAACTCGTGAAGAGGGTCGGGAAGTTGGAATTGACTGGTGAAGAAAACAGTATTACCCAATATTACATCACTAAGACTGGCACTATCGGATTTAAGTATAAAAATTCGACTGAAGAGAAAATCTTTGTTCAACAAGACTCTGTAGCTAATATCATCTGTTCACATCTTAATGCAATCAACGAAGATGCTGTCTATACGACAAGGGAAAATAAAACTGGTGTAGCTATCTATGGCGGTTATAATAATTTCCCTAAGTATTCTAACACTATGGGTTTTTGGTTCACCGCTCCAGATGCTCTCAATCTCGGTATTTCCGATGTCGCTTCTTTCAAGAACTGGCTAAAAGCTGAGAAGACTAAAGGTACGCCTGTAACTGCCTACTATGAGATGAAAGACCCTGTGATTACCGATTTAGGGGCAGCCGAATATACTGATTTACAGCCTGTGATTGGTGAGTTGTCTCAGAATAGGTATGAAGGCAAAAATCTTGTTAAATTCGATAAAAACTATGTCACTAATGGTATTTCGGTAAAGACTGATACTAATGGTCGTATTACTGAAGCCAAAGGTACAATGACGGCTGGCTGGACTACAATATCTGCTTTTTACGACAACGCTTTATTCCCTGCAGGAAAATATACTTTCTCTGTCGATAGAGGGTTGAACCACACCCTGACCGTTGCAGCCAACTATGTTGTCGGTGGTGGGTATCTTAGTGTCAACTTAAACGCTGGACAGACTAAAGTGACCTTTACTGCTGACCGACCATTTAGAACTACCCGTATTAGTCTTAGCGATGCTGTCGGTACAAATATCGACCTTGGTGCGTTCACCCCTAAACTATCATTTGGTGAAGAAATTACTGATGAACCATTTATTGGTGATGGTATTTTTGCTGGGTATAGAAATATGTTCGATGAGTTCTCTGGCCTGCCTGTGAATAAAAATGGTCTGACCTTAGCCAATATAGATGGTGTATTGAGGCTTTCTGGCACGCCAGATAGTGATTGGGTGCAACTTGTTGGCCGAGATATTACAGGAATTTTAATGGACAACAGAGCATATACGATTGCTCAATATAACAACCCAAACACTAAGTTCTATGTTGAGATTTCTGCTCGTAAGAAAGATGGCAACGGTTCTGATATAATTGGCAATAAAACCTCTAAAATCCATAACTTTACTGCTGACTTTACGAAATATGACAGGTATACCATGTCAATTATGTGTGGTAGGCAAAATGATAATACTGCCACACTTCCTCTATTTGGCAACTTTGGTCTTTTCTATGGTACTTTCAATGAGAATAACCTTCCTGAATACTCACCATATTTGACCCCTCTCACCTCTCCTCGTCCACAATCACCACAGAAGGTTGAAGGACTACAATTCTTAGACTCTTACTCAGTGGCCCCAATAGCATTATCTTTTAATGATACTAGCACTTCAGTTGGTGTGACTCATACGAAGGAAAGTGGTGGCTACATCAAGAGCAACGGCACTATGTCTACAAGCTGGACAACTCTCAATATTCAACAAATTAGTCTTGCCCCAGGCCTATATAGGTTAGAGCGAACTGCAACTGGCAATTTTAATCTAAATGCCGACTCAAATACTGGTGGCAATCACACGCTCGCTTCTATTCTTAGCTGGGAGAAGAGCACCACTTTTGTTGTCGATAAGACAGAGACTGGGGTTTATTTCCCATACCTCTCGCACCCAGGTTTTGCGTTTGATAATCTCATGAATAAGATTACTCTATCTACTGCAAAATATAAGATTACTCTACATAATAAAAATATTTATGATGTAGCTGGCAATAACAAGAATAACAACGGTATCTCATCTTCAAGAAACGGTGACAATACATGGTCATTTAGTGGTGTTATGGGTAATACTGGTTGGGCAAATATTACTAATGCATCTAATTTCACCCCTATTCTTTACCCAGGTACTTACGCCTTTTCTATTGACCACCCACCTGTCGGCTACAATGTCATATTGAAGCTACAAGGCGACTCAGGCCCGAAAGATGTGCCTGTTTATCAAAACAATATGTCTACGACTTTTACCACAAATGTGCCGTATAAGTCTGCTTATGTCTTCCTTCAAGCCCCAGCTGGTACGGTGATTAACGACACTCAACGCTTCCAACTTGAGAAAGGTGAAATTACTGCTAACCCGTCTGTTATGGCAACGCTTGATAATGCAAAATGGATTGAACTCGGCAAAGACGGGGTGTTGACAATCCCTAAACTCGATACCTCAAAAGAAGTGATTGTTCAATCTTACTCATCAAAAGACGGCGTGTGTTCGCCTATCAACAAACAAATTACCTTCTTCACCCCAACCCCGATTAACGCCCCTATCTTCTCTACCCCAACCCAGACAGATACAGGCAGTTGTATAAATGTTAATTTTCCATTTACCCAGCCAGACGGCAATCGCTTTAGTACAGTCAAACATCGTTATTCATATCATGTAAACAACGGCGAGTGGAGTGAGTTTGTGAATATCACAGAGCTTATCGCAAGACTGTCTTGTGTTGCTTACGGCTCATATGTCTGCGTGAGGGCTTATTCTGTCGGTGATGGACTAAGAGGCGAAACTGGTGAAACCTGTCTCACGGTGTCTATCAAAACACCAGATGATACCCCTTATAACGGCCCACTTTTAATTAACAATGTGCTATGCCAGAGTCTATCTAATCTTACTGAACTCATCTGTGAAGAGTGGAATGCGATTAAGGAAGATGAAAGAGAAATCTACACTAACGATGAGCATAAACTGGCTTGTGATGGCGACCCAGAAGACCCTACCCTCTTCTCAATGCTCTCTCGTATTTATCGCTTCTATACTGCGATTAACTGTTTAATTTGTAGCGGTCTTAACGATGACTTCAATATTTATAAACAAGGTGGGGCTGGAAAGGTCTTTATCGGTGGAAAATGGATTACGCCTGCAAAGAACTTCAATGATAAAGCTACTAATCCTCTCGTAACTGGCGGTGCGATTTATGATAAGTTGCAGGAAGCAATCCAGCCACTTTATAAATACTTCAAGACCTACGACTATCTGGTATCCTCTATCGACCACTTAGCCAGTAGCAAGGATGTATTTATCAGGGGTGATGTGGCGCTTGCTAAAGATGTTGAATACACTTACGATGGTAAAAACTGGGTGAAAGGTAAAACCCAAACCTTACACGATTTTGATATGGTACATATCAACAAAGCTACCACCTATTCGACATACGGTGGTATCAAAACAACAGCTGGCTCTGGCTGGTACTGGTATGGTAATACATGGAACCAATTAGATGCTTCTGTCTCAGAGGCATATGATGACTTGTCTGAATATCTAAAATCCAATTTCGTATCGAGATTAGATAATAAAAGGAAGATAAAGTACGAAATACTTAATCGCAATATTGATGGTTCAGTCACCCAACCAGCCCCACGGGCTGCCGACCCTACCTCAAAGACAATCTACTTTATTACGGAGGAGATATAAAATATGGCAAACGGACAATTTATCTGTGAACTAATCGTTAATGTCAATGGCTCTGGCATCACTGCTCAGATGCACTACCGCCATAGGTCTGGTGGCTCATTTTCGTATTCTGACCAAAATTTCCCTGTCCCAACAATGACTATCGACGGCCAGGTGTTTCAAGATACAGCCTTCCAGAACTGGGTTAGAAGTGGAATACAAGTCGGTGATGTTCATACAACGAATTTTTATAAGGCCTGTGCAAATGGGGAAAGAACCGTCACATTTACTGCTGGGCGAGGGTATCGTAATGACTTTGAAGGCTCGTGGTCTAGAACTGTGACAATAAATACTGGCCCTACTACCCCTCAAAATCCGTATGCGGCTCTTATTTCTACCAAGTGGAACGAGGTGGTGATGAGAACCTCTGTCTCTAGCTGGGGGCAAACAGGTGCTGGTACCCCATGGCATGAAGGCTTTATTGCTGATAAGAATTCGACATTACAGAACCTTGGTGATACTTCTCGCACTGGTATGGGCTTAAAAACTGTCACCCGAGACTTGTCGACGACCTTTACTTTTCCTGCACCCTCATACCCACTGGTTAGACGAGGCGGTCAGATTGAAATAAAGGGTTGTCTAGATTTTAAGCTAGCTTGCTACACAGATAATGCACATACTGGGAACGCTAGTTATGTTTCTAGTGAGATTTTCCATACCCCACCTGCACCGATTGATACTATTGAGGTTGTCAAACAATCAAGAGCGTCTTTGACTGAGACTGCTGTCACAATTGCGATTACTGGTGGAGATAAAACTAAAAACTACGATGCAAATGTCACGACTGAATATTCATATACGGTGAAAGACGGCACCCCTACTGAGTGGATTGCACTTCCTACCGCCAAAAAACCATGGGAAAAACAACAATTTGAGGTGAGGTTCCCAGCTGGTAAACAAGTTGAATTCAGAGCTAGACAAATTTATCAAAACCAAGAGTCAGAAATCAAAACCACTAACTTTGTTGTTTATAAACCATTGTCTGGTGTAAAAGTTAAAGATGTCATCGTCGCAAAAGATACGATTAAAGGCACTGTTGAAATCGCAGATTTAGGCTCACCTGCTGAAGATTTCACTACGCTTGAAATGGGGGTGACGAAGAAGAATACTGGGCTATATGGGGCTAACCCTCGTATCATTGTTTCTACGAAGGTCAATGTGCCAAATAAGGCTACCGCCTTAACTCTCAGTAATTTTAATTCTGGAAAAATTGGTAATCCAGATTTTACAATCACATCAAATACGAAGTATTATCTAGGCGTTTATGCCTATAGTCCGGCTACTAAGTTTAACGCTCAGAGTGGCGACGATTGGTCTGGCACTGCTGGGTACCAAGAGGTTATTACTCTTCCAGAAACAACGGAAGTTAAATTCACTAATAATGAACTAGTGAATAATAAGGTGACAACGACCTTAACTGCTACGATTTTGTCGCTAGGTGGCGAAGCGTTAGAATTGACCCCACAATATCGATATTCTTCTGATTATGGGTCACATTGGTCTGAGTGGGGCAACTTAACCCCTAACCTACAATCACAGAGTTTTACTATTCCTGATTTGCCGTTTGGTTCAACCATTTTTGTTGAGTCTAGGACAAAGAACTCAAAAGAGCAATTCTCTACAACATCTACTTATCGATACATCACAAGTGATAGGCCGCCGATAATTGAAGAGTTCACTTATAGCTTTGATGAACTTAGAAGAAATAAAATTAAATTCCACTTAAAACTCTCATCTGTTTACGCATCTAATTCAATCATTAAAAATGCGACATTACGCCTTGACGGTAAAGAAATACGCTTACTAACAGACTCAGCTGCTATTGAAGCTAATGCAGAAGATAGTCTGTCGAATTATCGTCCAAATGCTGTCTTATCATATTATGTTTTAGTTAGTACTCGTGATGGAGTGCTTCAATCGTTAGAAAGCACAATCCAACTGCCTCGCCCGATTATCGGTGTGATAGTTTACCCTAACGGTGAGAAAAAACTAATCACAGATGTGGTCAGTTCTATTGGCCCAGGTCAATTTACCGACCGACTTGACAGGTCTTTTACAAAACTGATTAAAAGATAAACCTTTTATGGTATGATAGCGGTATACGACATCTAAACAAGGAAATATATCTTTATGGCAATTCGCCCAGAAGTACTACAAAAAATATTAAGCGATGCTGATAAAGCAGAACCAATCTCTGGAACTGTAAATGTTTACGACCCAGAGAACTACAACAAAATCCGTGCTAGACAAGAAGCTATGTCTAAGCTTAACGAAGTAGGCCGTGATGGCTACATGGGAGAACAAATCGGTGAAGGTGCGATTGAGTTTAACCCAAACGGTACGCTCAAAAGCATTGCTCGTACTCAACCAAAAGTTATCGACCCTCGTCGCTTAACTGCCAACCGTTATGCAAAACAGACTGTGCCAGCTGGCACGCTTGGCCTTCGCCCAGGTACCGATATTCTATTCGCATTTGGTGGTGCGGTTATTCAAGCTTTTGAAAACACTACTTTGACCCCACAGGTGAAGGTCTATCGTTTTCATTACAATACTAACGCTCATGATTGGCAATTCGTGCGTGCTGAGCTAGTTGAAGATAAGTTCGCCTATTCAACCATGACCTCGTCTCTCGATGGTGCATCTGCTCTTCATCTTATTCATTTAATTGAAAATGATACTGTAAAAGACACCAATATCGATGGCGATAGCCTAGAAAAGGTCTTGACCAGCAAGGAAAAGAATAGTGGTGAAGGCTTGACTGACGAACCAGAAGAGGCACAAGAAGAACCAAAGAAGGACAAATAATGACTTCCGCCCCTAATGTCCCTATGGACGACGAAGCCTTGGCACGAACCGAAAATGGTAAGTTCCATATTCATCCTCTTAAAATCGTGGATGGCGAAATGGACTTCGGTAAATATAAGCAGAAGACTCGTCGCATGATTTGTCAATCTGCTTATATGAATAAAGAAGGTCGAATTTCTATCTGCAAAAACCCATGCTTTACTGTTGTCGGCGAAGGCACTGGTGACCAAACCCAGATTATTGAGTGTGGCAAGTGCCGTACCCAATATGTTATTCGCAGGCAACACAACGCCCAAGGGAATACACTATTCTCTACCGCTGTTTGGGCGATTGGTAGGAAAATTGGCGAAAAAGGCAAACTCTGGACAGACAGAAAAGACTGGTCAGACCATATTATCTTTGGCACAGAAAAAAATAAAACAAAATAATCTGTGCTATGATGTGCCTAGTAGTATCGACCCCTCTTAGCTAGTAATATTAACAACAACGAAAGGTAATAATATGGCAGAGAAAGTCTATACAAAGACTCTAGTGCTGAAAGTAGAAGGCGGCGATATCACCCTTACTGGTTCTCGTGCTTACGCTGTTCAGCGCCGACTTGATGACAACGGTGATTTAATCCACTTCACCGATAGCGTCAACAAGAAACAGACCAATTACTATAAAATCAACGGCAACTCTTGCACATTTTGTCTTGTCGCTACTGTCACAGCAGGCGATGCAGCTCCAACTGAAGCTGACAAAATCAAGGCTGACGAAGAACTTAACAAGTGTGCTTAATAGGGAGAATTAACCATCATGGCTAAAGAAGAAGAAGTTAAAATCCCTACCCCTGTTGAAGACACTGTTGAAAATACCGAAGAGGTACTTCAAGAAGTAGAAAACGCTGTTGAAGAACATATCGAAATGGCGAAAAGCGTAGATGAAATGATTGAGGAAGCCCCAGCGACTACCTCAAACGAAACTCAAGAGTATCTACGCAACCTCATTAAAAACGCAACTAAATAAGAACTGGAAGGACGATACAACACATATGCTATTTAAGCTACATGACTTTATCGAAGGAGCAATCCCTCGCATGATTTATAAGACATCTGCCGATGGTAATAGTGTTGTTAATTCTCGTGTGACATTTATGCCAGGTGAGGTTTATGAGGCTGTTGATGACACCCTTATTCGTCTAATCAAAGGCGAGATTGGTGATGTCAGACAAAAGTCACTCTTAACCAGTGATTTGAAACAAACCTTAGAAACCAATGGTGTAGATTACACCGTGGCTAAATGTGCTTCCTGTTCTGGTGCGAAGCCTTATGCGTTATACAACCCATTTAAGATTTTGGAGGAAAAATAAAATGACACTTCCGTCTGGGACAACAGCTTCTCGTACCAAAGAAAACACTACCATGAGACAGAAGATTAAGTCTAAATGGGACAAAAAATGTCGTTATGAAGTGGGGACTAGTGAACCACTTCCAAGACAATTCAGTCTTGAAGGTGCCAACTTTTCATCATCTCTTAAAACAGAAGGTGAAAACTGGTGTCGCTTAATCGACGAAGGTGTGGTGGTGGACAACGGCTTCTTTACTGGCGAACCAATGGCTTATGCTGTTATTCGCAAAGGAGTGTTGAAGAAATGGTACGAAAGCTTAACTGATGACTTTGTTGGCACAATTGATAAAGACCACAACAGGTCTATTGACCTCGGATTGTTCACTAAGAAAGATTTACGCTTAGTTGAACTTGAAGATGGTCGATACGCAATCGATGTCAATGTAAAGCTCGACCAAGAGCTATATGCCGTCAAAGACTTGTTAAAAATGAATAACCGTACTGCCTTATCAGTCGAAATGTTTGTCAACGCTGATGAATACGCCACCGCTGAAAAAGTGACTGGCGATGAGTCTCAAGGTAAATACCTTGTCCCTCTCATTGACGACCTTAAGATTGAAGGCTACGCTGTTTGTTTAGCCCCTAAATCTGCAAATTCCTACAAAGACGGTTTGCTGGAAAATGCAGGTTCAACCGATATTAACCTAATCAAGGAAAAAGAGTTTTCTATGAAGAAAAATGAAGAACTCAAAGCCCCTGCCCTCGAACAGGTCGACGCATCTGCAGGCCCAGATGTTGAGGTTACTACTGAGGTCGCTGAGACTGAAGCTGTGGAAACGCCAGCTGTCGAAGCTACTGAGGTTGAACCTGTCGAAGCTGCCGAAGAGGCGGAACAAGAGGTGAAAGAAGAAGCTGTTTCTGAAGAAGAGGACAAACTCTCTGCAATCGAAGCAGAAATCAAGAACCTCAAAGCTGAGAACGCTTCTTTGAAAGAAGAAAATGCCGATTTGAAAGCCCAACTCACTGTAAAAGCAGAAAAAGCATTTGCCACCGAAGAACGCTTAACCAGTATTCTCGCTATGGCTGCTTCTGATGCCCCAACGGCTGACGAGGGTGGCAAAACGACACCTGAAGAAGAGAAAAATAAAACTGAGGAAGTAGATGCCTATACAGCTGCATTTGCTGAACTCAATAAGGAGCAATAAGCCAAATGAACCCAAATGAAATCTTCTCTGGCAAGAATGCCATCACCACCGATGAAGCAATGCAACTTGCAGCGTCAACTAACGCTATCGGTGCTGTCACCAAAGGTATTCAGCCAGATAACTCAAAATCTGTCATTAGCCACGCTAACGACGGTTCAGACCCACTTGTAGCCCGTCTTCTTAACAACGGTGTTGCAAATGAGACTGAAATCCTCATCGACCCATGTAAAACTGGTCGTGAAAAATATTACTTCCAAACCCCATTTGTCATTAACGACACTCTAGTCGGTAAAGACGATGCTGGTAGCACTTGTTGTGTTGGTACCCCAAGTCTTGAAGGCTCACGCTACAAGCTTGACCTACACGAACTCTGTGTGAAAGACTGCGTCAGCTCTTCTCTCGATGAAATGCTTGAAAGCGCTGTCTTCCAGAAATCACAAGACACTCGTGACCCATTTACTGAATACGGCAAGTCTTTCGCAGCCAAGCGTGCTAAATTCGTAGCTCGTTATGCCAAGTTCATCTTTGACCGCAACCTTATCTTAGGTACCACTCAAACTAACGGTGATGCTCTCCGTCCATTTAACGGTCTGTTGTCTCGTCTCGCTGATGCTCGTACCCTCAAGATTGACGGTTCAGCTGGTGTTCTTGAGTCTATCATGATGGCTGACTGCCGTTTGATGGCTATGGGTCGTGAACTTGGTGGCTATGTCATCGCTATCAACCCAATCTTGATGCCAACTCTTCGCCAAGAAGTTCGCACTTACCTCAAAGCTGACCCGTTCTCTGACTGGAAGCTTGTAGGAAACACTGTTTCTTACCGTGGTATGCCAATCGTAGCTTCTCGCTTCGTCGATGTCGACCTTTCTGACAACACTACCTCAGTCTGGTTGATTGACCCAAGCAAGGTCGGTATCAAGACTGTTTACACCCCAACAGGCCCATACATCAAGCGCATCGACTCTCAAGACGACTGTGGTGGCCACTGTGTATCTATGCACCTTGCTGGTTCGACTGTTGTTACCGACTGGAACGGCTTAATCTTAATCAACAATGTTAAGCTTGCTTCTATCTGTGATAGCCTTGTCCTCAGCGGTCTTGATAATTATGTCAACTCTGGTGTCGTTGGTCAGCTTTATCCAAAAGCAACCCTCAACCCAAAGTTAGTCTAATTAACTAGCTAAGAGTAAGAAAACACACAATTACAAAATCCCCCTTGCAATACAGGGGGATTTGTAATACTATAAACACAAGAAAAGTGATAGAGCCCACCATTTATCGCTTTTTTTACGCTCTGGTTAAATTGCCCACTGACATAAATCTTCATATAACGCATTTAGTGCATCATCAGACATACGCCCAAAGTTAGGGGTGTCGAGACCGTATTTATTCATCATCTTGATACACTTCTGTCTCTTAATATTACGCTCGGTAGTAGTTTTTGTTACATAATCTCGATTAGTGACTGATTTGCCTGCTTCTGAGCCACCACCATTTTTCATACGAGCGACAACTACTTGACGAATTTTAGCATTAGGCTCAGCCCATTGCCTCTTAGCAGCGATTGAAGAGTTCGGGCGAGGCTTACCTTTAGGCCAGCTTGGCTTGGTTCTTCTCTTGCCTAATGCACTCTGTTTTTTACTGAACTCTTCTTTAGATAGAGGTGGAAAATACAAAGATAGTGTAGGGTTAATATAGATTTTCGTTCCCTCCATGAACTCAGGAACTTCGGGATTATTGTCCACCATAGACCTGCACCATATCATCTACACTAGCGTCATTTTCGCCCCTCAAAATGCCTGACAAAACCAATGACCTAACAGCTAGACATAATGAGTCTAGTGCATCTGGGGACTGTCCTAGACGGCGTTTTATCTCTTTCTTCGCTTCAATCTTAATCTTCTGCCCTTGCTCTGAATTGCCTACTTCTCGAATTTGTTTAATCAAATCATCATAATACTCTGGGGCGATAAACATCATCTGAGACTCACAGAGTTCCTTTAAGTCTAGGTGCATCTCGGCACGCTTATTTAATGCCCACTTCGCATTAAAATCTGTTTCAGCTCGCCACTCGGTTGGTAATGAACCGAAAGCTACTGGCTCGATGTCTAGGTCAGGGGAAAGTCTTAGTAATGTCTCATATAGCTGAACACCCATACCAATATCGATTGAGACTCTCTCTATTCCATATCTTTCGACTAATTTCAACACATCTAAACAGATGTTGAGGGTTGTCATTGTATCATCCCAAACTGGGTAGCGAGTTTTCATATCTTCTTGATAGTCTAATGACACCCAAATACGCTCTGGTGAGATGTTAAGGGTAACGATAGTGACGATGAGTGAGTCTGCACCTTTATATGCAGAGTCGATGCCCATAAATGATATTTTCTGTGATGGGGTAGGAAAAGCAGTTTTATCATAAACTGATGGTAATGTAGTGAAGAAACGGTTGCCTGAATTATCTGGGGGAAATTCGCAGTTGCCTGTGTTTATAACATGACCATTTCTACGAGCTACCCACTCACCAGACGGGACGGTGATACAATATACAGGCTTCCCCCAGTTAATTTTTTGTCTTTTCATGTATTGAGTAGTCCGTATATTTGTCTTATGAAGATGAACAATATAAATAGTGTTGCCGTTCCACATTTTAGCGGAACTGAGTGCTGTTCGCAATCCACATTGAACGGCAAGAGATTGGACGAAGTCAGCGTTAGTTTTATTTACACTGCTGTAAGATTGGTTAGCATGGCAACCGTCCCACTCCATAATCTCATCGAGAATAGTCTTAGCGTCTTCTGCCCCAATCTCCCACCCAAACCAGTCTGAAAGTGTTTTTGTGATTTTTGACGGAAGCGAAAAGGTAAATCTAGTATCACCATCTTTTTGAATATGAATATTATACTCTACCCCAGAGTTATCAAGAATATGTTTTAAGCGTTCTATTTTGCGAGGCTTTCTCATCTCTATTCGCCACCTCGTAAACCCTTTTGGCTTGTACTGCCCAGCATACACACGCTCAATAGACCCATCTGCTTGACACGCAATAGCGAGTCGGTCTAAATAACTCACCCCCTTGTTATTATGATTGACCCCCCCAGACAATATTCTGATGTGCGACCCTTTTGGTAGATTCTCTATTGTGTAGACTTTCTTTTCTGTCTTTCCTGTTTTTCTGCTGGTGTTATAAACATATTGACGATGGTCTTTGGTAAATAACCACTCATCTTTTGCAAAAGATGTCTTGCAAATCGTTTCTGAGATATGCTCTATTTTATGTTGTACAGGCACAAAAGTTAATGTCTCATCTTTTTCAATTTGGGCTACAATGTCCCCCTCTTTGATGTCTTTAATAGACTTCCACCCGTCTGGTGTTAGACACTCTGTCTGTTCATCAACACAGGTCACAAAAGCCCTATATTCATTGGAATATGTCGGCATACCAGTAAGCTCCATTTGTCTCCTTGTCATACGCCCTTCAATAATTGCAGAAGAGTCGTTCATGTGAACAACAAATGTGGTGGGGTCATCATAAAGGTCTCTGAAATGCCCGTTAATCTGTGGGTTGCCCACGCAGAAACGCTTAGTATCGTTATTTTCCATGAAGAAACGAGAGGCAGTACGAAACCCTACTGGTGACATAATCTGAATTTCATCTAGCAATACCACATCACCACCGACACCGACCGCACCAGCAGCAGCAATATCTGCACTCTTCTTCGTTTCATTGGTTGAGAACAACTTAATCGACCCACCTGATTTCCATGCCAAGGCTTCCTTTGAGGCTTGTGTAGCAAGACGCTGGACTTTTTTATTCACATCACCGTCGTCATCTGTAATCACTAAACCATCTTGGATTTCTTTAGATGCAGAAGGTAGTAGGCTTACTACCTTTTCCTGAATAAGACCTGCCTTGTCTCTGGTCGCACCGCCAATACGCACTTCCTTTCCGCCTAAGGCAGCGTTAGCAATGGCAATGAACGCATTAAGAAATGAATTATGTGTTGGGATTAAGCTCTTACCGACAAGGTACATCCCGTCTGGTGAGTCAACCATAATACAATTACCTTGTCCTGCATTTTCAACCTTCTCTACTTTAACAATGCCAATCCTTTTCCTAGGGGCGGTCTGGAACCGCCTAAAACGAAAAGTAGGGATGTTATATGGTAGTGAAAAGCTAATCTTATAATGCGTCTTCCGTCCAAAAGGGGTGGGGATGACCTTACTATGGTCTATACCCATTACAGTCAAGATGTCTGAGAGGTCGTTAGCGACTCTTTCTGGCGACACCTTAACTGTGATGACCCCATGTCCATCTACTCTCCCTACGGTGTCAATCAGCCCAGCTAAGAGTAATTTTTGTTCTATCGTTGAAGCGTATTTATAAATATCTGGAATATATTTTTTGTTCCACCCACCATAAAGCGCAGTCATCTTTTTACCATCGGTGTCTATCGGCGTTCCCCCCAACCAACATCCGAATAGATATGGGTCAAAAGGCTGGTCGTTTGTGATGAACTTACAAGGTTCAGTGGTATCGACAAAATAAGCGTTCTTCTTTACTCCGTCTAATTCTCTAGTCTCTACAACACGAGATACCTTTGATTTTCCTAGATAAACTTGCCACTCATGATTAGCATGGGTATAAATCTCTTCACCATTGTCAAATACCACTTTGTAATTAACATCCATTTTAGGGGTCTTACTAACAACCACAGTAGGCCTACCAGATGGATGAAATACAACATCCCCAGGCTCTAAATCCCCATGCTTCTTCCAGCCTTTTGTGGTTAATACTGGGGTATCGTCATGACAGAGCTTGCCATAACGAGTTGGGGTGACCATCAAAACAGACCTATATTTTTCAAAGTCTAGCCCGAATTTATCTGCTAGTTCTCGACTAAGCATCGCAGCCCCAACAAGTACTGCCTGAGTGAAAAATAGCTTCGCCCCAGGTACGACTTCATCTGCCATAAGCTGTCCAATTTTTGCAAGTATCATCAACTCTTCATTTGAGTCAACTGAGATTTTACGATAGTCTGAGACATCTAAGATTTTGCCCTTGACCCAATCGACACGGTTGGCCATATATTCTTTGTCGTTTTCGTGAGCTAATATCTCATCTCGTGTTCGTTCTACAACCATGATTAAAGCGTTTACCTTTTCCTTTTATACTTATTATACCCACTCTAAAAAATATTCTCAAGAACTGTGTTAGCATAAGACTAGTATCGACACCTTTTAATCCCAGAAGATTAAACAATAAGGAGTTCTCTTATATGGCGGAAAATGTAACCACCGAGACTACTGCTACCCAGAAGGAAACGCAAGTAGCCACCGAACATAAGGCAACCAACGCTGTTGTCGCTCGCAGATTAAAAGCTGTCCAAGACGCTGGCAATCTTACCCCAAAAATGCAACGAGGCTTTGACCGTTTGTCAGCTTCAATCGCAAACCAAGAATAATAATTATTAACATAAAGGAAAAACGAAAAACATGGCTAAATGTGACTCAAAAGGCTTCGTAATTCGACAAGACCAAATGGGTAAGTTGAAGAACGATGACATGATTGCCATCTCTGTACTTGACTCTCTCGCTTCATGTGCAAAGATTGACACTCGCAACAATACCGCAGCATCTAATGCTAACCTTAAAGGTGCTTTCTACAACGCAGCCAACACCCCTGTTGATGCTTTCGGCTGTAGCAAAAATACCTGCTACAATACTGGTACTTACCAAGGTGCCGTTGTGGCTAAAGCTGCTGTCACTATCGGTGACTTCAAAAAGACCTTTGATACTACCCTCTACGCAACTGGCATCATCACTGCTTATGTCTTGCTCCCAGATGGTGACCATAAGGTGACTATTAACTTAACTGACTACGCAGAAGGTGGTTGGGCTAACTTTGATGCGCTTTCAAAGACTGTCCACGCTACTAAGGGTGGTAATGGTTCATATCTCTACCCTGTTCAGTTCGACCTTTCAAAGGCTCCTACTGAAACTGGTACTGGCTGGACTCCATCGACTATCGGCGTTAAGGCTCGCTTCGTTATCGACGGCACTAATATCAAGGTCGGTGATTATGTTGGTGTCTCTTCTATCGCTTTCTACGAGAGCATTGAAGACCTCGAACTTAACCGCACTATCTTGCTCTCATGTCTTGATACCTTTGGCGACAGCCAATCGTTCGATGTGATTGAAGGTGCTTGTTCTACTTCTGAATATGACCCACAATCTGGTTCTATCACCTTTAACTTGACTGCTAACAAATGGTCTGAGAACCTCAAATACATCAACCCAACTCTTCGCAAGACTGATGATACTGAATTCGGTATTCTCAACATCGTCACCCGTACTGTTGGTAATGCTAAGACTATCAACCCTGAACTCGATGGCTACGGCTTTATTCAGCTCTCTGATATGGTCGAAAGCGACTGTGGTTATGTCTATATTCAGACCCCAGGTTGTGCTGGTAATTCTCGTGACCTCGTCCGTGTAAACAGCCCAATCCCAACCATCAACGCTACTACCGACTCTGACAAATTCCAGGTATTAACTTCAGACTACCTTGGTAATAAATCTCTCGGTCTTATCTTGGTTGGTAAAGACTGGATTGGTCAAGAACTAAACATCATCTACCGCAAGAAGGTTACAGCTGAGGTTTGGGAAGTGACTAACGAATTCCGTGAATTCAATGTCTCTATTCTTGCTCCGTTCCGCAAGAAAGACGGCACTCGTGAGTGGCACCTTTATGAGAACGCTTTTGTGACGACTGTCCCAAATAACATTTCTCGCTCTGATGAAACTACTGTCGAGTTAGAATTCACCGTCGCAGCCGATGAAAACGGTGTCCGCAAGAAGATTGCAAAAATTACTGAAGCTTAATCAGGGTAAACAATAAGCAAAAGAGGTGTACTATGAGGAAATAACGATGTGCGAATATCTACTTTTCCTCATATACACTTTTTTAACGAGGAGAAAACCTATGAAGAAGAAAAAAAATAATAATATCGACTGGTTCAAGGCGTTATTCTGGGGTGGCTTCCTAATCTTGAACATCAACTTCTGGCTGATTATTGGTCAGGCAGGATTATTGCTTCCTGCGATAATAATTTACCTGTTATCTATGGGCGTATTCATCGTCGCAGTAGTTGAGGAGGTAAAATGAGCTGGAAGCAAACAATCTACCCGAACCTAGATGATAAGAAGTTAGTTGTTTATTATCAAGGCAAACCACTATTAGACTGGTTCTTGTGGTGTCTAGCTGTCGCACAGAGGACATTTAATGTCGCACCGTTCGCAGCATCTGCCCAAATTGCATGGAACTGGAACAACACGAAACACCAAGACCGTAATCTTCCAGATGGATGCTTTGTACCAATCTGGTGGACTGGCGGAACTGGCAATTATGGCCATGTCGCTATCGCTAAGAGGTCTGGTAATTGGGTTCAGGTTTGGTCTAGCCCTTATCGCCATAAAGCATTTTTCGACTATTTTGAAGGCGAGCTAAATGCCACGATTGATAATATCTCTCGTATCTATGGTGTGAGTTATGCAGGCTGGACTGAAACCATGAATACTACAAGAGTTGTTGAGTGGGTCAACCCACCACAACTAAAGCCTAACGAAGAAATCGCAGCCGAAGTCTGGCAGAACAAATGGGGTAATGGTCAAGACCGCATTAACCGTTTAACTAGTGCAGGCTACGACTGGAAAGCTGTTCAAGCTTTAATCGATAAAGGTGTAGGAAAACCTGTTGAACAACCTAAGGTGGAAGAGGTAAAACCTGTGGAACAACCTAAGGTGGAAGAAGTGAAACCTGTCGAAAAACCTAAGGTTGAAGAGGTAAAACCTGTTGAACAACCTAAGGTGGAAGAAGTGAAACCTGTGGAAAAACCTGTTGAACAACCTAAAACTGAAGATAATAAATCTAAAGAGGAGGAAAAACCTATGGACAAGACCCCTGAACTTACTGACGACAAAATCAAACAATTTAATGATGCTTACCAAGCTTCACTCTCTCAAGCCAGTGGCATTATCGAAGAAGTCGGAAGTGGTTTCGATTTTAGCCAGAAAACCAAAATGATTGCTTACCTACTTGGTGATTTCTTGCTTCTTGCTGGTGCTATCACCCCACAAGTTATTCTTGCAATCATGAGCCTTAATGACAAGAATATGACCGCTTTCGGTACTGCCCTTGCAAGTATTCTAGCTACCCTTGGCTCTCAGATTCTACTCATTTTCAAACTAATGAAGAAGAAGAAATAACATGGTCATTGCGGTGGAAGATATTACAGCCTTCATCTCTGTAGTGGCTGGTGTAATTACGGGAGGGCTTGTAATCTTTAAGTTTGCAAGCTCTATCATGCAAAAGTGGGCATATAGCCTGCTTAAACCAGTCAACGACAAGATAGACGAGTCAAATCGAAATATAATGACTAGACTCGATGCGAACGCTGAAGAAATCAAACAGATGCAACTTGAACAATACAAAAACTTCTTAACTAGATACCTTGCTGACCTCGAACGAGGTGTGCAGTTATCAGAAATTGAACTTGAACGCTTCAATGACATCTATACGAAATATGACGGCCTTGGCGGCAATTCATATGTCCATAGAAAAGCCGATATATTCAAAGCACAAGGCAAGTTATAAGATGAAATACCTAGGTTAAAACCCTAGGTATTTTTTATGAGATACAATATAAACATATGAGCGATTTAGTTAATACAATCCTTTCTACTGCGTCTGAACAGAAATCAAGGGCTAATCAACGCAAATCTACCGTTGTTCGTGTCTGTGGCGAAGAACATAGTGCGACAACCCCACCTGCTGACGACCCAACTCATCCACCTCAGTCTGCAACTATATATTTTTGTACTGACCCAGAAATGGCATATCTTTCACAATGGCGATTTAAGCTAATCATCGGTGACCCACTAGGCGATGACTATGACGCAAATGTCAACTGGGGCAGTCAACCAAATTATGGTTCTCTCGGTGCAACTCATGGCCCATGGAGTTCTTTGAGCGAATTTTACAATGACACATATGGTAAAGGTATCGATATGGATGGTTCCTTTGGCTACCAGTGTTGGGACTTAATTGAATATTTCATGGTGAACCAAGCTAATGTGAGATTTGCAACTGGCGTATCTGTCGGATTAGGCCCGTGTTTTTCTGGCGTTTATTGGTCTTGGGCAAATACAACGGCTAGAAACAAAATCACTGAGTCTGGTAAGTTTAAGGCTATTGCTGGTAATGGCGATATATTGCCAGGTGATGTTGTTGTCTGTGATTTAGGAACTGTAATGGGGGGTGAGTGTGGCAATACTAAGGTTGGGCATGTCGGTATTTCACTTGACGGTGTTGACTCTGCTATTTATAAACATCAAGGCAAAATAAACCTACTCGCACAAAACCAAGGTGGCTACCCATATCGTCTTGGCGGAGCTCACGCTAATGTTATTCAGCTTCCAATATCGAAAATATTAGGGGTGTTTAGATACACAGGTAAGGATTATCTGCCAAACCCACCAGCTGGGTATAATGTTCCATAAAAATAATAATAAATTGAAAGAATATAATTAAGATATGGCAAGCATCTCAGTACAAGCAGTCCGCATCGAACCTTTATCAAGAGTATTCGATGAAAACAATGAAAAAATGAACGAGCTTATCACTCTTATTTCTGCTTTTTGCAATATCAACCCAGATAATTTAGGAACCGAAATTGGTCGTTTTGTTTCAAACAAAGCAGCATATTGGAACTTAATTTGGCAAACGCTTCGCATCGTCTCTAGCATTACTTGCTGGGATGACCACCCTGAAGACTTATTCTTGACCCAAACAAGGCTACAAACCTACCCTGTGAGAGTTGAACACTGTGAGTGTTTATGCAAATTATGCGATGAGGCTTTTGTAATTATTCCACTCGAATATGCCCCACATCCTGAACAATTTATGGTCTCTGCTAGGATTACTGGTATGATAAACGGTAAATTCGTTAGGAAAGAATTAGATATTATAGAATTGATGATGGGGTTCGACGAAGGCCGAGATAGACTCTATATCAGCAAACAAGTGTTTTATGACTTAATCAAGGCTGAAGATAAATGCTGTTCTTGCGAATATGACTTCACTGTGACTCTTGAATACAATGCTGGTTATGATATTTTGCCATCTGGATTATTACCAATCATTTGTTACATCTTAAATAAGCTCAACAAAGATGTGAATTCTGAAGACTGTCATGACAATATGACAGCTACATCTGGGTTATTGAAACGCAAGAAGGTTGGTAATGTTGAGTATGAGTGGTCTACTCAAGACACTACTGCGTCTAAAACTGCGACCCTATATTCAGATTTGCATGACCTTGGTATGCTCGATGAAATCATGGCTATTTCAAGATGTTATTTAGCAACACAAGAGGAGGTATTAGGCGATGTCGTGTAGAAATTGTGGAAGTTCTAATAAAGTTAATAATCAAATCCCTGTAATTGAACCTGTTTCATACACACCAGAACAGGTGGTTGGAAAATCTGATACAGACGCAAAAGTCCGTGTCCGATATTACGGTGGTGGAACAATGGCTAAAAAAGTAGCAAAATGTGCCACCTGTGGGGCGGCGAAAGGTGCATATGCTCGTGTCACCAATGAAATGATTATGTTCGCTTCAGATGATGCCCCTAATGGTATGTTTGAACAAATGGTCGAAGCAGGTCGTGATTACTGGGTCACTGAAAAACAAGCTGAGTATTTATTAGCCTTAACTTACACCAACCAAGCTGGGCAGGTTGTGAACAAGTTCCAACAGGTAATTGACTAGAGCTTTACTGTCGTGCTATGTGTAGGTGTCTTTGCCTCGTTAGCACGATTTTTTATGCCGTCATAGATACAACGAATACAGGTGTTAAACTCAATCCCTAATGCTAATGACACCACCCCAGCGAACACCTCAAATGACTTATGTAGGTTAATATCGCCAACTGCGTTATTAAGCACATCTGCGGTTTCTTGAGCTAATACAAGCTTCAATGAGGCGTGCTTTAACAAACAACGACAGTCTTTCTGTGCTTCAGGAATTGTGTCAAATAGATAGCTCATCTCGGTGTCATATGCTTCATAAGCTAACTCTCTAATCTTATGATAATGAGCAATCTTATCTGTTAAGTCTCTGATTAAATCCTCATCTAGCCCAGCATTTTCAATGTCTTTCTGAAGATATTGTATCTTCTCATAACAATGGTTAATAATCGCCATGTTATGTCCAATCTCGAATAGCCAGTCCATTAGCCATGGTCTCTTATCTAATTTGTAATCTTTTGTATCAAGAACTTTGTTTTCATCCATGGTTTCATTATAAAACAAAACAGACTTCTTCGACATATAATGAGAATATGAACGGTACGAAACCTATTAACAATGCCAGCAATCAAATCTCGATTATTCGGAAACAGGTATATAACAATATTCCGATGTTCGATGATGAAAAAATAGAAGCCCAGAACAAGTGGGTTAAGCTTTATGATTTAAGGTGTATTGACGGCGACCCAGGTGTCACTGCTCGTATTTATGAGTTGGAGAACGACCCAAACTATAAAAATCAAAATACGACATCGTACTACAACTTCAGTTTTGACTCTGCCCACCAAATGGTTAAGCCCCCTTACGATATTAAGGAGGGTGACTATGTTGCGTTCAAACAACAGACAGGCAATGAAATTAGTTTGTGGAAAATTGTAAAAAGAGAAACTGTCCAATTATTCCATAACTGTTGTGTGTATATCATCACCTGCAATGCTACTACCCCTCGTGAATTAGAACGCTTTATGGAATGCGGTGTATATACCAATATTAGCGATGAAGAAGTTGAATTTTTAGGAAAGGTTGATTATGTCTAAAACTGTTGCACTTGCTGAAAAATTCATATGGAACAACCTGAGGATGTATCTTCTCACCCATAAAACCTGTTTGTTAGATAATCTACTAGTTGTCAAAATCCCTGAGTCATCAGCCCCGTCGGTTAGATATGGTAATGACTTTGTCGCTGAGATTGACAAGCATATTGGGCTAGGGTCATATGTAAATAACCAACCTACCCAATTCTCAAGACTTCCGTATATCACGGTGAATATTACCCCTATCGCTGGTGGCAGATGTAATACTCGTGTCGTGATAGGCTTTGAGATTGTTTACACTACTGATACCCCAACTCAAGCTGGACATAAACAAATCCCTGTGGGAAACTCTAGCGAGTCTGTCGCTTCGTTCAAGGCAAATATCATGAGTGCATTAGATGAACTGATGTACGATGCGACTGATGAAATTCATTATGGACAGGTCTCTTTCTTCGATGCTTTAAGAGAAAAAACAATAACCCACCCATTTAATGGTCAGACAAAAAAGTGGACATATGATATTTGGGGACAAGTTGATGATAGGGTCGATGTTTCTGAAGTTTATCAACTAAAAAGGGAAGACAGGTCATCTGCGATGTCTGTGTTCTCTGTTGTATATACAATGGATTTGAACAGGCTAAAAGGCCATGATGTCGATTGTGGCTGTTAGAAAGTAATTTCTAGTGGTTTGATATAAACAAATGATTTCTTGTCTAATTGATTGCCAGTAATCTTTACCGTGTTTTTGCCAGGAACAATCTCGAAATACGGAATATTCGTGACTTTGGCATCAGGAATAATTGACCTTACATAATTCCACTCACCAACAGTTCCTGCTTTTCTTTGGTATAGACCAATGCCTACGCCAAAACCAGCTACAATCATTGTGTTCTTATCATAAGTGCCTTTGAGGGTGACGGTATCATTATTGACTGTGATGGTAGGATTAACAAAAACCCCTCTCAGCCTTATCTGAACTGCGGTACTAGGAAGGTCGGTCATTGAACAAAATGAGATTGTTGTTTCATTAACAGCATCTCTATTTTTTAGTCGATATTTATCTCCCCATCCTGCATCATAACAAAAGAAGTTCTTCTCTAGCCCACAATCATATCTGATATGAAATTGCTGAGGGCATCTTGCACCTAACAAGTTAGTAATCTCTGTACGAGACCATGAACAAAGAGGTTTGTATTCTGCATCGACAGGCACCTCTGGCTCAACGGTGAAACATGGTAAGCATCTATCTTTACCTGTGATGTCGCATCTAGCATCTTCATAAGACCAACAATATTCATTATCGAAGTTGATAAAACGAGATGGGCAATACTGTGCAAGAAATGTTCTTGTCTTCCATGCATACACCCAATAACCGTCAATTAACTCAAATGTCACAGATAATGTGATTTTATCTTCACCGATAGAAGCAATAGACTCATTGACTGACAACACACGAGCGTTAGCCCAGATAATCTCTCCACCATTTTGGACTGCCCATAATTTACCTGAACGGGCTAGCTGTCGTTTAATGAAGCGTGCATAGCGAGGTTTGTCGCCACAGGCAATCTTCTTAAAATCAAAAGACAATGTCGCATCAAATTGGGCGGCATTAAGTACCCCGTACTCGCCTAAATGCCCATAATAATTACCGTGTTGATGACTAGTATAAGGGGTCGATGTACCTTTGAAAGACGCTGTATAGGTCTGTTCCTGAATTTCACCAAATGGAATAGGAAGGTTATTGAATTGCAACAACCTCTTATATACCTTTAGCGATTTATTTACATCACTCATGCCTAAATTATACTATCGGTCAAAAGGGATGTTTTTTTCTTTCTGGTAGTTAGCAATTGCTACTAATAATTTCGATTTATTGATGAACTTATCTACTGAAGACGCATCTTCTTTGATGTATGTTCCGTATGGGGTTGGTGATAGCTGATAAAAGTTATTATTGATTGTCTTCCCCAAGATGATGTCGCTTGTTCTATCTATTAGACCTAATACTTTATAGAACATTTCTGTTGAGTCTGTTTCATAGGTGTCGCTGTACATATCTAATCGCCTGAACTCTGTAATTTTATTTTCAAGAGGGTTATAAGCGACGATAACACGATAAAATTTCTTCACTTGAAAGGTACTCCTTTTTATGTTCTTATTATAAGACACTTACCAAAAAGAAAAAAGAAACAACTATTCCAAAATTATAATAAAGGTATGGCATACACATCAAAATCTAAAATCAATCTAGGTAAATACACCCCAGGTTCAGGGTGGAAAGATTTTGATGAAGCATTAACTATCACCATGGGAAAATCAATGGCGTTTATGGAATTTAATGCTAGGCGCTGGGCGAAACAAACGCTTGAGGAATTAAAGAAAAATGTACCTGTCGACACAGGTAATTTACGAGACTCTATTGAAATTGAGGATGAATTAAACACAGAGGGGTATATCATTGTGGGTGTGAACGAACAAAAGCTTATCGGCCCGAAAAAGGTCGGTCGTGGCTCATTTGCTCGCAGAATCCCTGCGTTCAACTATGTGCCTTTTGCAGAGAAAAATGCAAGAGACACTAGCTTACGCTTCTTCGTTGAGAGAATATGGTTTGAAATAGCTAAACAAAAAGCAGAGGAGATTTTTAGATAATGTCAGAGTCTACATTTAACCCAAAGATTAAACTTGAAATTGACGCTACAAAGGCTGTCGACCAGCTTTCAAAACTTGCTGATAATGTCAGTAGGCTAAAACGCATGATTGAGGAACAGAACCGTGACCATGTAGATATTAACACCGATGTTTTCAATAAAAAAGTCGATGATGCTAAGAAGAACTTAATCAGTCTCGGAAAATCCCTCACTTCGATGTCTAAGGACGCTACTGGTGCAACTAAGGCTGTTGGCGATGAATTAGATAAACTTCGTGCTAAAACCACCCAGAAGATTACTTTTGATGGGCTGATTACGGCCCTTGATAAACTAGCTAGCCGTATTGACCAAATCATTACTTCAAACATTAACGCCCTTCGTGAGTCGTTAAGAGGTGCGGCACGAGATGCTGAACATACTGTCACTACGATGAATAATCAGCATATTTCTCGTACCTTTAACCAGTTAAAGAAAACGATTGGTGAAGTCCGTGAAGAGGTAAAGGGGCTATCGAAAAACAAGGTTGAGGTGGACACTGCTGGTGCGACTGAAAACACAAAAATCCTTAAAAATGAAATCAGAGGGGTTCGTGACCAACTCGAAAATAAAAGGTTAAGTTTCCAAGATGACAAGGCGGTACAACAAATCACTAACCTTATTCGTCTTGTTGCTAAACTAAAAGAACAACTTGAAGACCTCTCTAAGAAGAGCCTCAATGTGAACATTACCAATGAAGGCTTTGCCCAGATGATTAAGAGCGTCAACAATATGTGGGATGTGCAAAATCAACAGATTAAACGCACCTCATATGAGGTTAAAAAACAAAAAATTGACTTCAAAGATTTACATAATTCCGCTAAGGCTACTTCAAGGCAGATTGACTCTTTTGTTGGTGCAACTGCAAAAGGGACTAAAAACCTTGCCTTAATGAAAAAAGGCATGGTGTCTATAAAAAGTAGTGCTGATAAAACAAAAGACACTGGTGTCAAATTTTCTGAAGGACTACTTAAAGGCTTTTACGCTACTCGTGGTCTTGCTTCTGTCTTTGAACAGGCTCAGATGTTCTCATACCAAATCTGGCAAAATGTTGAAAACATGGGTCGGTCTTTACTTAATACCGCTATACCTGCCTTGAAGAAATTGAACGATAGTGGCTTTGAAATGGCTAATACCTTTGAGACTGCTCGAATTGGTTTTAAGCTATTCTTCCCAAATGATAATCCAGATACTCTATCTAAAGAAATCAAGAAGCGTGCTATCGATAACACCGCCTTTAATTCTGCTGACCTTGCTAAATACGCTGGCCAGTTTGCCCCAATCTCTAACGGCGACTCTAAGCTCGCCCTCGACGCACTTGAAGGTATTGCTGACCTCTTAATGGCTTCTGGTCAAGAAGTCTCTACCTATCTTGATAAAATCGTCACTAACACTATTCAGGTGGTGACTACTGGTAAAGCTACTGCTCGTGACTGGCGTGAGTTCACACAAAAGGTACCTGTGTTTGAAAAGATACTTAAATCTGTTCAACCTGACCTCGCTCAGCGTGTTAAAGACCCTAGTGCTGAAATCTCACAGTCTGATACAAAATATCTCTTGCAAGCACTTCAACTTGTCCACACAAAGTCTAGTATCTCTAATGTCTCTAAAGACTACGCTCGTTCATATGCTGGTCTAAAACAACAAATGCAAGAAACTATTCAAACTACCATGGACGAAATCGTCACAGGGTCTGGTTTTTATGATGCTATAAAAAATGTCTTCAGAGAACAAGGCCGTATGTCTGATGCACTCAACTCGTTCATCAAGCCTATCTACACAAAGATGTCTAAGTTCATCCGTTCTATCGACTTCGATAAGGTCGAACAGGTTGCAAGGGTATTATTTAACGGTATTAGTGAAATTGGCAAGACTGCTGTTGATGCACTGCGTGAAATTACTGGTGGGTCTGATATTTATTCAATCGCTAAAAAAGGTATTAGACTAATTGTCGAAATAATTAAGGGGTATATTGACGGTCTTAAAACGGCAGCGAATATTCTAAAAGGTGCCAGTAAACTACTCAACATCCCGAATTTAAGCAGTGTTATCGGCTGGCTTGCTTCCCCTGCTGGCCGTGGCATTTCTCAAGCTTTCACAGGCTTAGCTGGCATTATTCAGAGTATTGCTAACGCTTCTACGCTACTTGAAAAAACAGCCATGGGAAAAACCTTCTTAAAGGGGTCTAACATGGCGTGGGACTTTATAAAGCAAAAAACTGCCGATGCTATTCACACTAAATTTGGTCTTGATTACTCAAAAATATCAGCATTAGGCAAGGCTGTCGGCAAAACTGCTTCTGTACTACTCAAAGGGGCAATCGTTTATTTTGTGAACGAAGCTGTCACTTCTATGGCTGCGACCATTACTGGTGGTGATACAGGATTAACCGCCCTTGCTGGTATTGCTACTGGCGGTATCGGTGGGGCTATGGCTGGCGGTTCTGTTTTTGGGGCACCAGGTGCAGCAATCGGTGGTGCTGTTTGTGCATTGATTGGTGGGTTAAGAGGCGCAGCCAAGGCGACTGAGGAATTCGCTAAACGAGTTAAACAGGCTACCGAAGAGGCTAATCAAAAACGCAAAGATGCGTGGGATGCTCACGCAAAACCTCTTACTGACCAAGTGTTTAAGGCTCTTCAAGCTAGTGGACACGGCATTGATACCAATAGTGCCGTCGGTAAATTTGCCTATAATCAGGTGAAGGAATACTTCAGACAGGGCGGTAATAGCCTTGAAAAAGCTATGGACATCGCTAGAAAGCAATATCGTTCTAAATTGGTCAACAGCAAGCTCGACGAATACACAGAAAGCAACGAATTCCGAGCCCTTGGCAATACTGGTAATATCTTCAAATACAAAGGCACTGAGCTTACTCAATCACAACGAGACCGTCGTGACAAATTAGCTGAACTATTAAAGCTCTATAACCTAAACGGCGACAGCTCTACATATAGTTATGACGATAAATCTAATGAAGAAATCGTTTCTGATTACTTTAAGGGCACCCCAATGACAGAAGAACAGGTCACCGCACTTCTTAAAAATGAAGGTACACAACTTGATGCTACAAGACAAATCGTCAACTGGAATATTCCAGCTGAGATTGCCAAGCTTGGAACAACCATAAATAACTCGCTTACTGGCGAAAAAGGCTCTATTAGCGGAAAAATCGACAGCGCAGCCACTAATATTGTTAATGGGTTTAAGGACGCATTATTGATGCGTGATTATGACGCTGTAATTAAAAACAATCAAGAATTGATGCAAAAAACAGAGAAAGAGGACTGGTGGGCTGGCAAGAAGAGCTTCCAACTCATGCCAACTGATGGTGGCGAACCGTTTACTGTTGAAACAAAGGGTGGTCATATGATAGGTGATGATGCCACAAGAGATAAAGTCACCAAGCTTAAAGAAGATTATATGGGCTTCAGAGACAGGGTTAGCAAACAACCTGAGTCTGATTACCAAAAAGAATTGTTGAAGAAAATTGATAATGCTATCAAGTTCCTTGCTTCTCTTGACGGGTCTATGGGCGAAGCTGTTGAAAATAATTCAATATTTCCAAACTGGAAAGATGCAGACCTCCCAAATCATAGTAGTGCAGGCTTGTGGGGAAAAACGCTAAGAGAATGGGCAGGTTTGAAGACAGTACGCAAATTCTCTGGTGGCCCTGTTGGTGTCGACACTGTGCCTGTGATGGCTCAACGAGGTGAATTTGTTGTGAGAAAAAGCGTAGTCGACAAGGTCGGACTCCCTGCCATGTCTGCTCTTAACTTAGGCGATACCAAACTTGCCTCTTCTCTCATGGGAAGGCCTAATACTGTTTCTGATAATCACGCTCGTACCTATAACGACACGACAAATAATAACCATCGTAGCGTTAGACAGTTTATTAAGATTATCAACAAAAATAATTCTGGTGCTGGCAATTCATACCGAAGACTCGGTGCGAGAGCGGCACTCGGTGCTATCTACTAACCATATTTTGGTATACCAGTATCAGGTACATAAATTGGGGTGCGTTTGTCAATCGTCTCTGCGTCCATAGCATCGTTATAATTTGTATTGCCATACTCTGGGTACAATGTCCCAAGTTCAGAACTTGTTGTAACATCAGGTGTTTTGGCTTTTTCATGCAATTTATATGCCATTTCTTGGTTAGTATTTGGACGAAGTTCTTTGTCAAGGGTGATTGTTGCTACTTCATTTAATTCAGGGTCAAAAGAAATAATCCTCTGGGTGATGTAAAAACACTCATCAACATGAGCAATGGTAATCTCTGTTGGCTCGCCACACTCATCCACACGAGACACTTTCTTATCATAAAGAAAACGCACTCTCTTCCCTACCATATCAACTGCTGGAAGAGCAGTTGTATTGAATTGATACTGCCATTGTGGGCGTTGTGCTTTTAGGAACCTGATTGCTCTATTATAAGCACGCTTAGTAATCTCGATACGGTCTGCGTCGGTGATTTCTAATTCGACTTTCTTATCGTTCTCATCTGTATATTTAAGGTCAGGAATTGGGTAAAGGTCAGAAAAATTATACACAGTATGATATACTGCTCCGTTATCTTTCCCTAACTGTTCAAGGTCAGTCACATAATATTCACGGTTCTCGTTATTCGCCATAACAGGGATGTCGATATTCTCATAGACCTTCTCGTTATTGATTTTCTTATGTGTTTTATTGTCATAAACCGCATCAGGCTGAAGGTTGATATTGAACTCATATTTTTCTACTGGGAATAATGGGTCTTCAAGGGTGGCTTTATTCTCATAAATCTCTTTGAGGGTTAAATGCAATACCCCCTCTCCCACATCACCACAAAACACAGCAGCACGGTTAAAATGGTCTGTTAAGTCTTGTGAACATACTGGGTCGCCTAACATTGTGATAAGTGAAATGTCTTTAGCTGGGTTAAAATCACACTCTTCAAGGTCATAATCTAAAACATTTTGTGAGACGATGATTGAATAATCACACTCATCTTGGAAATTAGAAATCTTCACCCCATCACCAAAATTACCATTGGTCGGTTCATACCACATCTCATGACCAGAAATAGTGCCTAAGAAATGTAGGTCTTTGGTGTTCTTCATAATTTCTGCTAAGGCCTCTAACTTATTAGTCGATGAGAAGTTCATCTCAAGCTTTGTGTTATACGCATAAGCGTCCATCTCAATCGTTACAGGGATTTCTTGTGGGACATATAATCTTTCTACTGGCGATAAGACATCAGGGTTTGCTTGTATATGTCTAGTGGCTGTACCGATTGGAAGAATTGGGTAATCTTTGTTCACGGTGAGATTGGTCAAATACCCAATCTGTCTCAATACCTGTTCATTTTTAACATAGTCATCAGGGAAGCTCAGTTTAGCGACATTTTCTACACAATGCCCGAGTGGCATATTTTTTACAATAAGATTGATTGGCATCAGCCACTGCTTCATTTCTGCCATACGGTGGGCAAGAGATAAGGTTGCTATCTCGTCTTCGTAATTAACTTCAATTGACTCTACGATACAAGCCATACCATATTTACGCTTGTTATTGACCATGACAGATATCAACACACGATAATTATTCAAATTAGTCACAGGAATACCTTTATTGTCTTTTGGTAAATCTTCAATAGGAATAGTGATTGAAGCGGTCGGGACATCGTCTAAAGCCTGTGTAATGGTCAACCCATTGCCAACCAGTCTCGTCCCTCGGCAGACTTCTTCGTATTTAATCTTATACCCAGCATAGGTCTCACTATCTAAGACTTTTTTCTGGAATATATAATAAACTGAACTTCTTGTCATCTTGACTTAATTATATGCTGAAATTGATTGGTATAATTATATTATTATGGTACGAGTTGAAATATCTTATCGTGATGATACTGGGAATAATGCTTGGCTAGACATTACACAGTCATTAGCTAAACAATTCTCTGCTGGCTTACCTAGTGGCTTCGGTAAGGAAGACTACGGTATTTACCCAGATAAAACTGCCAAAGACCACGAGTCTGGCCACTGGTATGACCTGCGTATGTGTATTTATGATGCGGTGCAGGACGCTAAGGCACAATTAGAAATCGCTAAACAAAATACTTCTTCTAGTTCCTCTGGTGCGAATAATGTCGAACTTGCAGAGAAGAAATTAGCCAGTCTTAAAAACTTCTTTGATGGACGAGCACACGCAATTAAGGTAACCGATACTGAAAGCAAAACAAATAGTAATTTAGGTGTGAATATCAGGGTATTGATGGAATACCGATATACATCACGAAACGCATAGAAAAAGAGATGTTCAGGGTGAAAAACATCTCTCTTTCTAAACAAATTTATGGAGCACGAGGTGAGAGTCGAACTCACTAATGTAGCTTTTGCAGAGCTATCTCTAACCGTTTGAGTTCTCATGCGTTTCTGATACTACAATAACATATCAGCCATCTCTTGTAAATCTATTTCATTTTGCCTTCGGGTGGACTCATCTAGTCCATTTTTTTGCATATTAAGTGCATCTTCTAGACTAATGAACTTCACCGCCCAACGGTCTGTTGGGAGGACTCTCTTCTTTGCTCGTTCCTTTGGAGACATCATCTCATACGACTCTCTCGCATGAATATTTGCATACTCACCATAAGCCACCATCAACTCTTCCACCGTCCACTCGGTCAATATTTGGTAGGGTCTTAACCCTAGCTCTTTCGCTACGAAATGAGCCATAGCTGACCAGATGTTTAGGCTCGCATTATATTTTAATTTTGCGTCTGGGCTGCTGGTGCGGTTGAGGTTTTCTGCATAGATTCTAAAAAATTGCTAGTCTCGTTAATGATGTTTGGCTCGTTCTCGATTAGCTGTACAAGAAATGTGAATAATTCTCGTGCGTGTTCTAAACGCTCTTTTCTTTCACCAAGAACAAGTGAAGCTAACTCTAAAATATCTTCAGTATGGTTAATAAAGACCTCACCAACATGAGCTTGCAACATCTTTGCTGAGTACCCTTCTTCGGTCAAAACACCGATGTCTGTTAAAATCGTCAACAGAATAGATGATACCTTTGTACGATAAAGAGGTTTGACCCGTTTGTTTTTATAATGAAGCGTGCCAGTATATATCTTTCTCTCTGGGTCATAGTCAAGCATACTTTGGTCGGTAGCTGAAATTTCTTCAGGCATATATTCATACACAATCGTGTAATCGCCATTTGTTGGATGTAGATTATTTGGGTCGCCGACTACTGAGACATTATTGCTCTTCGGGTCGATAGATATAGCTGGGCTGTCCTGCATATTGTTATCAATCGCTTGAGCCATCTGTGCTAACTGTTCATTGCTTAATTCAGGTGTCATATTGTATTTATTCCTTTAGCTTATTTCTTATCGTTATTATAACTTGTGTTTTTCTTTTTAGCTTCAGTTTCAGTATCAGTGTTAGGATTGACTGTCTTCTTAGTCATCAGCTTCGTCTCTTTAGCCAGCTTAGCAGCATCTGCAATCTGTTTCTCAGCCTCAGCACGGGTCTTCTCAATATCTGCTTGAGCTTTCTTATCTAATAATTCATACTCACGGAATTTGACTTCACCCTTAACCCCTGAAGCACGACAAATATAATCTGATAGCTGATGTGAATATCTCTGTTGGAACGGACGAATTGTCTTGTCCATGGTGAACTCAAGCATTGAAGACATACCTGTATTCCAACCAGATGACTTGCCACCGACGAGTAATGAGTGAATACCATAAATATCTGCTACTACATCTTTTGCATCGTTATAAATACCTAAGTAATCTGGCAACCTAACTGTGCCTTCGAGCTTCTTAATCTCTTCAATCTGGTCTTTACGCACGATAGACATACGAGTCTTCTGAGACTTCTTCATCTTCTCAGCAAGACGCTTAGCAGCTTCCATTTGTTTATCTGAAGCAGTCTTGACCATCTTCTTATCGAGAGCTCCTCTAACTGATTGTTCAGTTGTTTGTTGTGATAATAATGAGGTCAATGATTGTCCTGCAGATAAGCCTGCTTTTAGATACATAATATAGTCTGAACCGTCATTAAGGATTTCATCACGGAAGTTCTTGATGAGGTCAATTAAGAGGTGTGTTCTTAACTTGTCATATGATAACGGTGAGCGACCATAATCACCGTCGTTTGAATTACGCAAGTGGCAGAAATTCTCTGGTTCGATATAAACACTATTCGCACGAGCTAATGTATCTGGGTCGTTATTTTCAGCGATAATATATGAGCCGTCTGCAGCGACTTTCAACATCTTCTGTTTAATCACTTCTTCAAGAGTGTATTTATTACCATTTAAGACAAAGGTGCGTTCGGTTTCATCTTTCTCAACCTTAAATCCTTTATCTAAATTAACCTCATAAAAAGCTAGTGATTTTAAGCCAGGAATAACCTCAACCCGACCATTTACCTGAGTAGTGAGTGGTAATTTCCAAATCCTTAATTGCTGTGGCATGACTGAATAAAAATCACCTAAAGATAAACGAATACCAGAATAACCATACATCAATGAGTTCTTCACAGAGTCTGCAATAATATCTTGATTAGTCTGCCCCATAGCGTTCTTCTTCTGAAGCCACTCATCGAGCTTCTTCTGGTTATATGGGTCTTTAGCTTCTAGCCCTGCACCGATGATTAACTGGGTATAGAACGAGACGACGAAATTAACTGCTGGAAGATTGTCAACTAGATATTCAATTGAATATACTGCTAGCTTCTGCTGTTTACTATTGGCTGGAACACAGGTCATATCACCGCACATTGAGGCAATGAGCTGTTCCATCATTTCATCAGCTACATGGTCGTTTACATAATCACCTTGTGAGGCATGAGCCCCATAAACGCTGTCAAAATCTTCTTGTTTTGTGTTATTTTCTTCCATACTACTCTCTTAAGCTTATTTGTTTTTATTATAACATTTCGCTTTTTTCTAGAATTTTACTGGTTTTTGTCGTTTTTTCTTCAATTTTTCAGCATTTTTACGAATTATAAACTCTTCATAAGTTTCTTCAATCTGCATCTTTGAATAGCCGTTCTTTAACAGATGTTCGATTGTCTCAACTGCTTTCTCTTTCCCTCTACATACATATACAGGTATTTTTGCACGCTCTAATAAATTAGCCCAATACATCTGAGTTGGTGATACTACGCCTTTTTCTTTTCGCTTCATCTCAATCCCCACCAGCCCCTGTTCAAACACCACGAACAAATCTGGGATGCCAGACTTCACGCCCATTTCTTTAGCTCTGGTCTTCTGGCTCCATGAGTTTGTCCACATCTCATTATTAGTGTGCCAGTAGGGAATCCTTTGTTCATCTAAGTATTCTACGAACGAAATTTGTTCGGTGTCTTCGCTCGGATTGGACGGGTCATTGTCAATTTTTGCTCGTCTTTTATAAGTTCCAGGATAGTATCTCATAGCTTAATTATACCAGTTTTATTCGGTTTTATTACAAAATATTTGTGCAAAATGTCAATATTAAAAAGATATTGACAATGTTATGTATAACGATATATAATATGTAATATATAAACATAAAATGAAGGGCTAAAACGACTATGATTGCCGATAAAGACCATAAACATTTTCTCAATTCTATTAGCAATAATATCGACCTATTTATTGCTTATGCAGTTAAAAATAGCGTAGCGAGAAGAATTGCTAAATATGTATATAACTATGAGGTACAAAGCACCTCTGTAATACCTCTACACCTCTCTAACAAAGAGTTGGCAAAAGAGCTTAATGTCTCTGAAACAACAATAAAAACTGCACTCTCTTGTGCTAAGGGCTCTGGATTAATTACGGTTATAGGATTAGGGGCTTGTCGCTTAATCTCTCTTAACACTAAGACTATTTGTGAAATCAGAGATAAAATCTTCTCTCTCTAAATAACAGGGGTAAAACTCAACTTGGCAACCAAAATCTAATGTGTTAATAATCAAACCAATCACTAAGAAAGGAATACAACTTTATGAACGACATCTCGTTAGCAGATATATCTAAAATATCTAAAAGACACTACAACTCACTATTATCTTATGCTATCAACCTATCTACCTCTGATAGTAACGCAAGAAAGCTGCTTCTATACTTCTATAAAGCCAGTAAAAAATCTCCTGACCATTGGGTGATGAACGAGATGAACGAAAGCTGGGCAAAGCGTTTAGGTATAAAAAATGGAGCATTTAGCACTAGCTTTTTACCATGCTAAAAAGACAGGACTTTTAATTGTGCATGGTCGTGACATATTCCGATGTATTAAGTTTAACCATGAGCTTTTGGAATACAAAATGTCGGTGCTGTTATATATACAACAAAAAACAGAGGTGGCATCTCAACTTAGCGAATAAAAAATAATCTAACTAATCAAACTAAGAAAGGAATAAAAATCTATGAACGACACCTCGTTGCAAGGTAAAGAAAAAACTGACTTTGAGGGTACAGCTCGCCGTGTCTTAATTGACTCGACCTCTGATAGCGGTGCAAGAAGAATCCTCTTATACTTCTATAAATTCAGCCAGAGCATAACCCAATACGGAACGATAAACCCTGGTAATGAGCACTTAGCTAAGCGTCTTAATATGTCTAGGACGACATTAAGGAATAGTCTTTATCGAGCAAAAAAGACTGGTTTTTTGAGCACAGTTGGTAATGGAAAATCACGATACTTTATTTTTGACCAAGCCCTTTTGGAAGAAAAAGCGATGTTATTTATACAACAGAAGGAAGCCTTTATACAACAGAAGGAAGCCAAACGCCCTGTGGAAAACCCTGTGGAAAACTATATAAAAAATAACAAAAAATATGACGCAAATCTCGTATCTCAAGAGACATTTATACCGACGCAAATACCGACGCAAATACCGACGCAAATACCGACGCAAATACCGACGCAAAATGCCCAAATTACCCCTGTTATTTCGGGTTTGAATATGAATATGAAAAACAATGAAAAAATGAGCGATGGAAAAATTGCTCAAAAAATTGAAACGATTTTTAAGTCACATAATTTTAATAAATTTTTGAATAATGTTGAATTTGAAAATGTCGTAAATGAAACGATGCGTTTATGTGACTCGCTACGCTCGTCACATTGTGAGCCGACTAAAGTCGTCTCACATGATTTCAGTTTTTCTGATAAATCAAATTTGGAACAAATGTCAATTTTCGATTATCTGTCTAATGAGGCTAACGCTAATACTGTCCCTAAGGGATTAGAGGCTAACGCTATTAGTGTCAAACTTAATCAAGGAGATGAACTTTCTTTGTTTAATGGGAAAGTCGGCGTA